AGGGCGGCGGAGGAGTGTAGCGCCCTCTTCAAAAAACCAAACAATTTGGAACTTGAAAAGGTCTATTGGCCGTATTTTCTATACTCAAAGAAGAGGTATGCTGCCAAGCTTTGGACAAAGGGGAAGGATGACCAAATGCATATGGACTACATAGACATCAAGGGACTCCAGGTTGTTCGTAGAGACAATACACCCCATGTGAGAGAGGTGTGTAAAGAGTTACTGGATGTAATTCTCACATCCAGTGATCGAGGACCACCCAAGGAACTCGCCAAAGAGCGTGCGATTGAACTCTTATCAGGTGATATACCCAATGGAAAGTTAATATTGAGTCAGGGTTTATCAGATAGTTACAAAGTGAATGGTGAACCAGTTTCTATTACAAGTTCTCGAATTGACGATATAAATCAAGCGCATGTACAAGTAGTTCGTAAAATGCGTGAGAGGAAGCCTGGTTCGGAGCCACAGTCTGGTGATCGTGTGCCGTATATATTGACAAAGACTGACAACCCCAAGGCGAAAGCATTTGAAAAGTCCGAAGATCCCAAATATGTAGAAGAGCACAATATCCCCGTGGATTATCTGTATTACTTTGAAAATAAATTCTTGAACCCTGTATGTGACCTACTTGACCCATTATTTGACAATGTTAAACAGGATATTTTCGGTGAGATTCTTGAGCAACACAAACCAAAAAAAGTAAAAACTGGTCCTGCCCTCAGTACGATGAAGAAAGAACAACTGATTGAAGAGTGTAAAAAATTGGGACTTGATGATTCGGGAAAGGTTGCAGAGTTGCGAGAGAGGATTAAAGGTTCTCGAACAGAATCCATTGAAGACCTATTTAAAAAATACGAGCAAAGTACTAATAAGGTATGAATCTTCATGACAAGATCACTGACATTGTTGATGAGGAATTGAATGAACGTCTCGTTTCGATGATGAATGCGTATATTGAGATAATTTCTAAAAAACATGGCATCTCTATGGATCTTCTTTTGAAGGATATCCCAGAAACATTCTCTGGAACGATTTGTAAGGGTACAACAAATGATGGAAGGCGATGTACTTTCAGGGGTATTCGTAGTGGGTATTGTAGATATCATTCGACACAAGGAAATCGTTTGAAATATAGGTCGTCAATTCCTAGGACAAATAGTCATATACACGGACCCGAACAGATGTATGTTAAGGGTTGTCCAGGTTGTGAAATTTCAAACGAGCTTATAGATTTGGATACTATGATTGGTAATGAGTAAATCTGACATCCTACTAACATCCATAAATAATTTTTACAACGAAGAAGGAAATAGAACTAAATTGGTAAACATTTTAGACAAGTCGAGTGGCATCTCGTTACGAAATCTAGAATGGTTCATAACTAACTATGCAAAGAAGAATCACACATCTTTTAAGACCCATGATGGAAAATTATTCACAGTCCATTGTGCCTACAAATCAAGTCTTGATGGCTATAGTAAAAAACTTTTTGATCCATTTTGTCGATCGGAAAAGTTTGCATACACAGTTCCTGGAACATATCATGAAATTCATACAACTCTCGCACAGTTGAATTTCATCAAATGGTGTATCAAGAACAATATCATCGAGTACATTAGTACTAATAAAACTTCATTATTTAATAAGCAACTGACATAAACCCACGATCAAACACAAACGTTTGATACCCCGTATAGTACATATTTAGAGAGTACGTTTTCGTAGACACATTCACCTCCGTTGTATCCAGTTTCACTTCTATATTCGTTTTATCTGACTGTATCTGACTAAAATCCAAGTTCCCCGATGGTTCCACATTAACCGGATTCATCGAGAAACTATACGTGTAAATATTTCTAATTGGCCTCGCAAGACGATTTCTAAATGGAATGAGATATTTGTAATAATTATGATTTGTCTTTGTCACATTTGGGAGACGGTTACCATTGATATAGAAACTCGCAGACTCCATGATAGGATCAAAAAATGTTGTTTGATCATCAAAGCTTACATTTGAAGAAAAATTGAAACGATTTTGAAATAACATCTGTTCATTCACAGCGGATGCACCAACTGCGTCACTCTCAACCTCAAAGTCTGTATTTCGTAGGAACCAATGAAAACATTTCACTGGAATGTTTGGTACAAGGTTATTCACAATTGTAGGAATACCAAGTTCACTCACAATGGATGGATGCTTTCTCACAAGGTCTGTTACGAGTGTTTGCTTCTTACTCACCAGAAAATTCCTTTCTTCGGGACTGACACTAATCTCTTCAGTAACGAGGTTGAATGATTGTAAGTTCAGTGTTCCAGTGTAGTTGGTGAAAAATGTTTGTTCATGAAACTCCAATTCGAATTCAATTTTTTGACGGTAGGTCGCACACACCGGGAAATAGGGGCGATTTGGTTTATTTGATGAATATTCATCACTCGCATACTTCCTCGAAAAGAAGAAGTGGAGAGGAATGACGAGATCTGAACTCAAACGTGCATATGTATCATTTTTACTCGATTCATCATACCCTAAATTTCGATTGACAAGAAATCTATTGGCTACTTTCTCAGAAATCTCTAGATACAATTCATCGTAGAGAATTCCCCAATCATCATGGATTTTCTCAACTTCGATATCATCTACAAACATCGTAACACTTTTGAGAATGTGACGTCCCAATTGATCCGCATAATTGCCATTGGCTATACCTGGCATAGATATACTCAGATACATATTACTCAAGAGATCTCCCATATTTGTGGGACTAAAGGGTACTTTTATTGTTTGAGCGAATGGCCACCCAGTAATATTTCCATTATTGACAACATTATGAACTCTATGATACTTCCTAAACTCTGAATGTCTTTCCGTTTTATAATTAAAGAATGATTCGTCTGGGTCTTTGGAAAGCAGGTATGTATCTTGCTTTCCAATAGCTTTGAGGGAAATCTTAGAAGCCTCACCCATATCTATCTACTACTTACATATTTTTAATATCAGTTTTCCACATCGTGATGTGACTCGTCTTCAACATCTTCTCTAGGTCTTCATTCGCCTGCTTCGCCTCATCCATAAGTGCCTTGACGCGCTCATCCGTATACTCGACAGTTCTGATATTGAGAAGGTAGTCCAATGACCCATCAATCTTCGGGAAGGTTGATGCCATTTCATCCTCCAACTCTTGCTTCTTCCTCTTGAATACCACGAGTTTACCCTCGATGACCATAGAAACAAACTTTGATTTATGGCTACACATCTCAGTCCTCTTTTGAAGCATATCGATGAGGTACGTCTTTCTCATTTTGTAGTGTTCTATACGAAGTTCCACAAAGTCTTTGAGAATCTCCTCGGGACTCGCATACTTATGAATACCCTTCGTTGGGTGAAAGAGATGCATGTTTGATACACGGAAGGTCTTTCTCAACTTGAGATCTTTGAGTAAATCTTTTCCAGCATACTCCATGATTTCAAAATGAACATCATCAGTGGTGGAGTTATTGATGAATCCTCCAATCAATTTCTTTTCCACGAGACCATCGAGGTACTCCTTATAGTCTTGGGTCCATCGACCTGGGGGGAGTTCAGTTACCACGATGTTATTTCCAGACCAGTTCCACACACCTTCCATCATCCATGTGTCTTCCTCCTTGTGTACCACCCCCTTGAAACCTCTGAACCAGGGTCGCATAGCGACGATTTCATCACCACTCAAAATCCGTTTGATGTTTGCCTTGATATCTTCGGGGTTGAAAGGAGGTACATAGCAACTGAACCCTGTACCGATACCTTCAGTCCCATTGACCAAAACCATTGGTAATGTGGGCATGTAAAAGTCGGGTTCGATTGAGCGACCATCATCGTCCAGATAGTTCAAGATCGCATCATCCTTGGGATCGAAGAGTTTCCTTGCATCCTTGGTAAGCTTCGTGAAGATGTACCTCGTTTGTGACGCATCCTTACCACCCATAAGCCTCGTACCAAATTGACCACATGGCTCCAAAAGATTGATATTGTTAGACCCCACGTAATCGTTCGCCAACTTCACAATCGTATCTGCGAGAGAAACTTCACCATGATGGTAAGCACTCTTCTCAGCCACGAATGCAGCCAATTGGGCAACCTTCATCTCATCCTTGAGATTCTTCTTGAAGCATGCGTACATAACCTTGCGCTGTGACGGCTTGAGACCATCAGCCATGTGTGCGATGGAACGCTTGAGATCTGCGAGACTGAAATTGACCAAGTCCTTATGCACAAAGTCTGTGATGTCCAACTGTTTCACATTCCCATATGGTACTTGAAGTTCGTTTGCATCTTTCGCTGTACTTTCGAGAAGCCATACTTTTCGAGCATCAGCCTTCTTCTTATCAAAAGCGAGGATGATCGAGGCATCTGTCATCTTATCCATATCAAACCTGACAGTCAAGTCTTGAATCTGCTTGAAGTACTCACGCGCCTCCGCCGATGTAGAAGTACCCAAACCCTTATAGTACTTGACTTTCCACCCAGCTTTACCATCACCATACCAGGTCCTAAACGCCGAGTCTGTGTAGAAAGACTTGGTCTGTGAACCCTTGGTCGCCTTGATGATTGGTGTCACCATACTCACCACAAAGTTGAGCTTGAGGAGGCTCGGCCAAAAATAGTGAATCATGTTTAGGATGAGACCCTTGATGTGAGACCCATCATTATCAGCATCTGTCATGATCATTAAGCGTCCATAGCGAAGCTCTGAGACATCCTTATAGTCCTTACCCTGTTGGAGACCCAAAATCTTCTTGAGGTCATTGAACTCCTGGTTCGATGTGAGTTGCGAAACAGAGACATCCCTCACATTCTTACACTTACCACGGAGAGGGAAGACACCATAGTGGTCCCTACCAACCACTGAGAGACCAGCGACCGCCAAAGTCTTTGCTGAGTCACCCTCGGTTACAATGAGGGTACACTCCTTCGAATGTTTGGTTCCTGCCTTATTAGCATCATCCAACTTGGGGATACCGGTAATAGTAGACTTGCGGGCACCATCTGATTTCTGGAGTTCCTTCATCTCCTTAAACCTGGAGAGTGCCAGGAGTTCATCAGCGAT